TGATTTCCATAATGGTACAATCTATCGCGCTTGTAATTTTAAATATTGCGGACTTTCAGACCCAAAGAAAGATTTCTACTATGCAGACGGAACTAAACACTCTAGAGGCAAAATTAAGGGATTTGAAGGTGAATGGAAAGATCGCTCGCGCAAGCACCGATATGTAATGGTGTTTGATAAGAAACTAGAACTCTTATGGAAGAGTGATGTTTAGATTCTCAGTTTGAATATACTTTTCGTTGATGTATTGAGAAGACTCATCATAAATCATAATTTGTCTCATATCATTTAAGAACTGTTGGAGATATGATGGTTTTAATAGATAAATGCTTCTCTTTTTATCATTCTTACGAACTTCATATTCATAGTTACTAATACCAATAACTGGATTTAGACTTAGTAAAGGATTAGCAGGATTTGGAATTGTGAAATTACCATCAACAACTTTACCTGCTGGAAGAATTAAACGACCATTCGAATCTTTTACTTGAGTGGTTTCATAGTGACGAGTTTCGTTTAGATCAGTATCATATTTCTCGTAGCAATATCTGTAGAGATCTCGATCTGACAATGGCCATTCATCTCGCACATTGATAATTCCTGCGGTTAGAAGGACCACCCAATCTAGTTGGGCATCACCATAAAATTCTTCGGCAACAAGTTCTGGTCTTGATCCTTCTGGGATCTCATATTTATTGAAGATAGTAAAAACATTCTGAAGATCATCTCTTAATTTAACTCTACGGAAGAGATTTTTGACCTCGATATAGTTAAGAGATGAGTTCTTATCAGACAGATAAGAAGGATAAAGTAAATTTGGAAGTTCTCTAAAGTATCCCATTTTAGAATCCTACTCCTGTTAATCCATTATAATCACCAGCATAAATTGGTTCAAGTTCCTTAAATGACAAATCCATAATCATAGAAACTGGAGTTCCACCACCATCTTCATCAGCTCCTCCATAAGTAGCATATGTCCCCTCACCAGTATAATTCACAGACATATCTGTAAGAAAACATTCTTTAAACTTATGTAAGAACGGATGATTTCGACTTCCTCTCATATAGTTAAGTTTAAATATTTTTGGAGTTGATAAGTATAATCCGTTAATACCGCTTGCTTCTCCACTAAATCCTAAGTTGCTAGTTCCAGGTGCCATACTTTGTTTTAGTGTTTTTATAATATTTTTTACTTGCTTTGCTTCACCTTCATTTCTTGGTGTTAATTTAAAAGAAAATTTAAAAGACCTTAAAGTAACACCATCAAATAATAACTCCATATTTGGATTCAAAATATTCCCAGTTTGTCTTGCTAATAACTGAGATGGTGTTAAATTTCCACCAAATGGCATGTTTGCCGCACTAGCCGCTAGATTATTTAAAAAATACTGTCGAGCAGCGGGATCTAATCCAAGATCTGTAGCTTCTTTTAGCATTGTTTGAAGAACCTGGCCAGGATTATCTTCTTTATTATAGAAAGCATCTAAAACAACTCCCAAAGCACCAGCAGTTAAACCATCAAGACTTCCTTCTGTATATTTTACAGAATTTCCATCCTGTATATTTGAAGGTATTGGTAAATATATTGTATCATCGATTACTGTTGCGTTTGTCCTTTTTTTTACTGTGAAAGGTTTTCCAGCTTTAAGAGTACTTATAGTTGACTGAACTCCTTGAGCTCCTTGAGTTCTAGTCGTTACTGAAGGGGTGGATGTTCCGCTTTCTCGTGTCAAACTATTAGCTGTATATTTAGCTATTTCAATCTTTAAAAAATCGGAGTTTTCATTTATTTCTGTGAAAGGATATCTATAAATTGGCATTTTTGCCTACTTTTTTAACTATTTAGACGCAGTTTCTTAATTGGCAGTTCTCTGGCATCAGCAAGTTCTTCTGGGTAGATCTCATATAGTTGGTCAGCAACTTCATTCCAAGTATATTGACGAACTTCTCCCCAATGATAGTTAATACCACGAAATCCCCAATCAAAGACTTCAGTGACCGCAACTAGAGGGTGCTGATCATACGTGATGTTTGGTGTCTTGGGATTATAAACAAAGACATAATACTTCCCAGCACTTGGAACTTTACCACTTCCAGTCAAAGCACTTCTAAGTTCACTCATTACATCACTTGAACTTTCTTTTCCATTGAGATTATCCATCACAGAACGAATGCGATTATATTGATTCTCTGTTGGATATTTTTCTTTTCTTTGTTTGAGAGTCTTTCTTGGCATTACTTAATACCTAGTTCGTCTTCTGTAATAACTTTGAACTCCCATAATCTATCTTTACAGAATTCTCGTGCTGCTTTCCACTTTGCCTGGTTCTTGGCATACTCGTAGACTTCGTAAATATATCCTTTCGTTTTTCTCTTTTGAACTTTTGGTTCAACAGTTTGCTTTTTGGGTTTGATTTCAATAATGTATTTCTTAATCTGTCCAGTTGCTTCTCGGACTTTAATATAAAAGTCGGGAAAGTATCTGTGAATTTTATTATCGATTGGTGAACGATAGGGAAGAGCGATTTCTTCACTACCCCACTCAAGGATGTTCTGGTTCGTGTCACAATACACCATAAACTTACGCTCCCATAGAGAACGATAAATTATGTTTGTTGGGTCACCCTTGTATTTTTTTGGATATGATGGTTGAAATTTTCCCTTATATGACATCTAAATACTTAATAATATAAGAATCGTATAAGGTATTTAGAGTGTCCAATTCCCTTCTTAGATCACTTAGTATGAAGGAGGCCAAATACCTCATTGGCAATTTGGCTCAAACGAATCAATATTTTGTTAATATTCCAGTTCCACTAACACTAAAAGACTATTTTGATAAAGTTTATAAGAGAGAAGATGTTGGTGCTAGTATCGTTGCATTTGTAAACAGTAAACTAGGATTCTTTTGCTCAGAAGCTACTCTTCCAGTTTCATCATATGCGACTGCTGAGGTAAAAGATAATTATATGGGCGTAACACAAGAGTTTGCTCACACTCGTCTTTACACTGATATGGACATGACTTTTTATGTTGATGATAATTATGAGTTATTAAGATTTTTTGAAGGGTGGATGGATTTTATTTCTGGTGCAGGAGAACTATCTCAAGTTAATGGTGGTAAACATTACTATAGAAGATTTCAATTTCCGGATCATTATAAGATTGATAATTTAACAATTACAAAATTTGAAAAATCATTCAATACTGAATTAATTTATAACTTCATAAATGCTTTTCCAAAGGGTTTAACTTCTATACCAGTCTCTTATGGTCCAGCAGAATTATTAAAGGTAACAGTCACATTTAATTTTGATCGTTATATTGCAACTAAAAATAAATTAACCTCAACAGGTGGTAATGCTCAACGAGGAGAAACAGGAGGGGTTGTTTCAGACGGAAATTCTTCGGCAGAAGAATTTGATACTCAAAATGGAAGATTTTTAGGACCTCCAAAATCAAGAAGTTTGGGGAACTCTCAAGCATCTTTAGATGAATTGTATTGGGCTGCCCGTCAAGGTAAAATAAAAAGACCATCTGATTTACCTCAGGGAGGTGAATAAATAATCACAACTGAAGTTTTTATAGGTTATTATGCCTTTACCAAAGATTAATACTCCAACATATGAGTTGGAATTGCCTTCTACTGGAAAGAAAATTAAGTATCGCCCCTTTCTAGTAAGAGAAGAAAAAATCCTCATCATGGCACTAGAATCTGAGAACATGAAACAGATTACTGATGCTATTGTTCAAATTCTTTCTGATTGTATTCTGACTAAGGGAATCAAAGTTTCTGATCTATCAACTTTTGATATCGAATACTTGTTCTTAAATGTTCGTGCTAAGTCTGTAGGTGAAACCGTCGAAGTTAATGTCACATGTCCAGATGATGGTGAGACAACAGTTCAAGTTGAAATCGCCATTGATGACATTAAGGTTCAGAAGAACAAAGATCATAAAGAAACAATCAAGTTAGATGATAATCTTTCAATGAAGTTGAGGTATCCTTCATTAGATCAGTTTGTTGAAAATAATTTTGAGACCAACGAAGATGTTAGTGATGTAAATAAGTCTCTTAGTATGATTACTTCTTGTATTGATATGATTTATGATTCTGAAGAGTCTTGGAGTGCTTCTGACTGCAGTAAAAAAGAACTAGAAGAATTTGTAGATCAGTTGAATACAAAGCAGTTTAAAGAAATTGAAACTTTCTTTGTGACTATGCCCAAACTTTCTCATACGTTAAAAGTTAAGAATCCAAATACAAAAGTTGAAAGTGAAATTGTGCTGGAGGGACTCGCAAGTTTTTTCAGTTAAGTATGGCTCATACTAACCTTGAGTCATACTATAAAATTAATTTTGCCTTGATGCAGCACCATAAATATTCATTAACAGAGCTCGAAAATATGATTCCTTGGGAGAGGGAAGTATATCTTACTTTACTCGAACAACACGTTGAAGAGGAAAATCTAAAGGCACAACAGCAGAGTGGACATTAATCAGGTTTACAGAGCACCATCGATACCTAAACTTGGTAAGAAGACTATATCTTCTTCGGTATTGCGTGGTGCTGCTGCGACCACTGCTGCAGTGCCAAAATTAAAAACAACAAAATTTAGTTTTGTAAAACCAAAGATCTCAGCAGAGACCTTAAAAGGTGAAGCGTCACCAATACAAGTGTCAGAAACACTTGTTGAGACTAATAGAATTCTTGTAGAAATACAGAAACAACTTTCTCTTGACTTTGCAATGAGGATTGCAGAAGAGAAAGAGACAATTAAAAAAATAAAAGCAGCAGAATCAAAAAGAAAATTTGCAGCAAAAGAAGCAGAAGTAGAGTCAACTAAAAAAATAGGTGGTGCTCTCGGTGGTGCGATAGCCAAAGTTGCTGCACCAATTAAAAATGTTTTTGATAAGATAAAAGAATTTTTTGGATTAATTTTAACTGGTATTGTTTATAATGCAGCATTTAAGTGGTTGCAAGACGATAAAAATAAAGAACTGTTATTTACTATATTTGATTGGATAGGAAAGTTATTTGTTCCTGCGGTAATTGGTATAGTTGGATATAAATTTGCTAAATGGGGAATCAGATTATTTAAAATTACAAGATGGTTTTGGAGACTTCCTGGTAGGTTAGCAAAAATACTTGGAATAAAAGGACCGACAAAACTATCAGCACCAGCAGTAGATCCAAGGACTAGGCCAAAAATAAAACCACAAGCATTAAGAGATCTAGGAAAAGGTGCTGCGCCAAGACCGGGGGCAGGAACAATACTTGGTCCTGGCGGTAAACCTTTACTGGGTTCTGGTATAGATGCATATCGGGGGGGAACTCCTGCTAGAGCACCATCAATACCAAAATTGAATGCACCAGTAAAACCTAAAGGTGTTGGTGGTGGAATTATTGGAAACGTTGCTTTTGTATTAGCACAATTATTTGCACCACAAATACAAGAAGCTGTGGGCGGTCTTTATAATCAGATGGGTATTGGTATGGGAAATTTAAGTGATGAAGAGTTAAAAAAACAATACGAAGAAACTTATAAGAGTTTTGTCAAATATAATTCTGATCAATCTTCTCTACCATTTGGAGGAAATCAATCTTCCTTTGAAGAATATGAATTTGGTAGATTAAATTTATTACGGAATGAATTCAAAAGACGCGGACTTTCTTTTAATAATGGAGGAACGATCCCTGGTCCAAAAGTCAATAAAGATGTTACTCCATTACTAGGAACTCCTGGGGAAGAAGTTGTCAACGCAAGATCTTCAGCTCTTTGGAGACCTTTAATAAAAATGCTCAATGATCAGGGTGGGAGAATATGGGCACAATTCTCCATGGCAGTCCAAAAACTCCTTGAAACAATTGGTTATTTAAAAGAAGTATTTAAAGAGCAACAAAAAGTAATCGAAGATAATAATAAGTATATTCGAGAGGATATTGAGAAAAAACGTCAAAATCAAAATACTCCTTCACCACCTAACGGGTCATATACAATGAACACGAAACCAAAAACGTTGGTGATTATGCCTAACGTTTCGGTTCCTAGAGTTCTTGCTCAACAATCTGGTGGAAGGAGAACAACCGTACTTCCCATGATTAATAATGCGATAAAATCAAAACCACCAACAATACCACAAATGCAGGGAAGAGAGACTGATCCAATAGTAATATCTCCATCAAATATAACAAATCCTTGGATGGAAATATCTCCTTCATTGTATGGTATTCAGTTATACGTATAAGATATGGAAACTCAAGTAACTAGTTTAAAACTTAATGTTACTAATATTAAGAGTTATTTGATCAACTCAAATAAAGAGTTGAAGAGACTTAGGACGCAGAAAAAAGAATTATTTTTCAAACTCAGTAAGCAGAAAGAAGTAAGTGAAGAAGAAAAGCGTATAGAAACTAAAAATCTTGGAATTGGTGCTGGATTTTCTAAAATTATTAGTACTGTAACATCTCCAGCAAGAAGTATTTTTGATAAAATACTAGACTTTTTTGGACTGATCGCTCTTGGAATATTAGTCCGCGAACTTCCTAAAATTGTAGAGGCAATAGATGGATTTTTTAATAGTGGATTTATAAAGGGTCTTAGATCTGTACTTGAGGTTATTGGATCTGGGTTTCAAAAACTTGGGGAATTAATAGGTGTTATCACACCAAATAAACAAAGAGAAATAGACGATAATTTAAAACAACTTAGTAGTGATCTCGATGAAGATCTTAAGGGTATTGATGAAGCAGAAAAAGATATTACTGCTTTGGAACCAGAGTTATTAAAAAGAGAAAAAGAGAAAGAACCTAAGGATAATAATCCACCAGCAATGCCGCCATTAGGACTTCCCCCTGGATCAATGGATTCAATGCAGTTTAATCCCCCCAGACAAGATAATGGAAAAAGTGTAGAACCACAAAAACTTGCTAAGGGTGGAACAACTAAAGAACCATATGCTCCAAAAACTCCAAGACAAACTGGAGAACAAAGAAGAGCTAAAACAAACATGACAAATGGATTCAATGATTTTTCTGTATCAGTCGAAAACATAGGAGATATTACCAAGCTTAGTGAAGAGAATATGTTAGCCCTTGCGGACTTTAATAAGTTGTTTAGGGACTGGAGTTCTTTCGAAAGTGATGAACCCGGACGTACTCCAAGAAATCCAAGAAATCCAAGAAATCCAAGAAATCCAAGAAGACCTCCAGGACCATATTCAACAACACCATCTGTTGGTGCTCTAGCATCTCTTTTACCTTATGGAAGACCAACATATACTCCAGGAGAAGGATTCCGACAGAATAGACCTGGACATAATGGAGTTGATATTGGAGTCGATCCTAATTCTCCAGTTATTGCTACACAAAATGGTGTTGTTCAAAGTGTATCTGGTTTATTTGGAACATGGGGAGAGGGATTATATGTCAAATATAATGATGGAACAACCGGAGTATATGGACATATTATAGTTGATGATAAGTATAGAGTTGCTGGAACTCAAGTGAAGAAGGGTGATAAAATTGGTAGGGTTAAAGATTGGCCAAGAGGTGTTGGTGGAAATACTAGTTATGCTCAAAATAGCCATTTACATTATGAAAGAATAGACAAAAATGGATCTCATATTGACCCTCAACCATACATCAATAGTCTTAGCAACAAATCAGCAAATTCATTACCATCTAACAGACATCAAGGTCCTGTTTCGGCCAATAAACCAAATGGTATGGGTGGAAGAGTATTAAATACTAATAGTCAAGGTGGAAATGAAACCATCATTGTTATGGTTCAACCAATTGAAAAATACGTTACTATTCCAATTCCACAAATAATAAAACAACCAGTAAGATCTGCATCTCAAAGAAGAAAACTACCAACAGAATGGAGCGTATAAGATAAATGGCAAGAAAAGCAGCAGAAGCCTCAGCATACGAAATATTTCAGATTGAAAAAAATGGTAAGATAGTAGATATTACTGGTCAGTTTTCTGAAGGTGCCAAAACAACGTCTTTCGATTATTATGAAAGTCTTTTATCTCCAAATATCACGGCAATATTGACCATACTGGATACTGGTGGTTCTCATCCAATTGATGAAAAATATGATAATCAGGGTAGACTTAGTACATTAAGTGCCGCCCTTCCATTAACTGGAGATGTATCTGTTAAATTTAAAATTTCTCATAAGTATGGAAATTTGGATTTTACTAGAAACCCATTGGTATATGATGTAAAACTATCCCCAGATCAGTCGGCAACCAAACAAGCATTAATGATAGGATTGGTTTCACAAGGAGCAAAAAATAATCAATCAAATACTGTTAAAGAAAAGTATTCTGGCAATATAGCAGATACTGTTACAAAACTAGTGAAAAAATATTTAAAGACGGACAAACTTTCTATTTCGCCAACTAGAGAACCATATCAATTTGCTGGAGAAAACAGATCAGTTTTTGAGGTTATTGTTGGCGAATTAGCACCACAATCCTCTCCAGTTGATGGAAATCCTGGATATTTCTTCTATGAGACCAGAGATGGTTTTAATTTTAGATCTATCGATGATTTAATCACACAAGAACCAAAGGCGGAATATTTCCTAAGAGGAACTCTAAGGGCAAATTTAGATAATGATGAAAATGACTTTAAAATACTTCTTAAAACTGATATAAAAGGTGACGATGTAATAACAGCACTAAAATCTGGTGTTTTTCAGAGAGAAGTTGGTGTTTTAGATCTAAAAAGTAGAAAGTATGAAAGAACTGTTTATAAATTTGATCAATTGAAAAAATCTTTAGGAAAAACTGTTGATGCACCAAACACAGAAAGTTACGTTAAAACAAGTTTTTACATAAAATCAATAGGAACCTATGAATCAGCACCAAAAGGAGAAGTTATTAATGATCCTGTGAAATGGAGATCATTATCAACAATGAGATACAATCTATTGTTCTCACAAATCTTACATGTTCAGGTTCCTTGTAATCCTCAACTTATGGCAGGAGACACTATAATTTGTGATTTTGAACCGATTACTCAAAGTAGTAAGGTTCAGGGATCAGATCCAGTTCAAAGTGGCAAGTATTTAATTTTGAATTTATGTCATCATTTTGGTCCAGTAGACTCAATTACATCAATGACTTTAGTTCGTGACTCCTATGGTCTATATACTAATAAAAATAAAAAATGAAGATTAATACCGGTAGTAATGAAATCTTCGTTGCTCAAGTTGCTCCAGGGCAAAACCAATATGTTAAAGGCGCTTCTTGGAATGATGCTTGGGGAAATCGTGTAAAAATAAGAATTCCAGGAAAACATCCAGAGTCTTCAGAAATAAAGGATGATGATTTGCCATGGGCAATTGTTACGCAATCAACCAATTATGGACACTTCAATAGAGGATCGTCGGGAGTTTGGGGTGGTGAATGGGTTTTATGTGTCAGTGATCCAAAAATTTCTCAGGACCCAATTATCATTGGAAGTTTTGGTAGAGCAGCAAATATGCCGGAGATTACAGTATCGGACAATGGCACAACACAGTTCAAAGATGTAAGCACATACAATGGTGGTCTTCAGGCAGGCAATCACCAAATGATCGGTGGTAGTTCTAAGAAATCAGATCCAAGAACACTGCCAGTTGGAAGTGATATTAAGGAAGATGCGAAGACGGAACCAAAGTTTGATGTAAGTAAGTTAACAAAAGATCTTTCCACACCAGTAGCACAATACACAGCAAAAGATAAAGCAGAAGATAAACTACTTCTTAGATCGATTCAAAGAGGTGAACTTGGTCCAATTCCAAGAGAACAAATTGATCAAATTATTAATCGTATTAATGGTGTTGGTGGACAAGTTCGTGGTGTTTAATAAATATCAGAACAAGGAGGTGAATGTATAAATGGCAAGAGTAGATGAAACTAGATTTATTGTTGGCAAAGAGTATGCTAGAGTTGGAACTATATGGTACGAACGTGCTTATGACAATAAGTATTATTCTGTAGAAAACCCCGATTTAATACGAAGAATTCAATCTGAAGGAAAGTTGCCAGAACCAGGATTTCCAGTTAGAAAAGATATCGTTATAGAGCGAAGTCAACCAGTAACACAAGTAGTCACACAAGAAACCAACTCACTACCAACACAACCACAATCAACACAACCACAATCAGGACAACAAGAATCAACTTCTGGTATCAAATATGTTAACGTCCGTGGTAAAGAACTTGTTCTTTATGAACAGGAAAATGAAAAAGGTTTATCGACTGGAACTACACTTTTACTTCAAAAAGTAGATAAAAAAACCTATGATGGTTATAAAAGATTACTTAGTGCCAGAGGTCTTTCGGCAGGAGAATATTCTGCAGAATATAAAGATGGTAGTTATCGTGTAACCGTTGGAGTATACAATACCGGTGGTCAATTTATACCAATTTATGATCATTTATTGGGTAATGTTGGTGGAGTTAGTGCCGTTGATTCTGAGATTAAAACACAAATTGATAGAGGATATAATTCAACTTTAACATCCGTTAGAAAGACAACAACAGAAGATTTTGGTTTTTCTCAAACTCCTCGTGGAAAACCTATTGGATCAACACAAGCAACAGCACAAACAACAGCACAAACAACAGCACAAACAACAGCACAAACAACAGCACAAACAACAGCAGTAGAAGTTGCTGATCCTGTAGAAACTGCTGTTGAAATGGTGGATGTTAGCACTCTTACCGATGAAGAACTTTCTGATTTAATTAAAGAAAACCAAAATGCGTTAGATATACTTAATAATCGTTTTAGTCAACAAACTGGACCATTATCTGAAGGACAAAAGCTACTATATGAAGAACTTTTAGCAGAAAGAAATGTAATTTTGGCAGAGGGGGCAAAAAGAAACCCACAGTGTGTTAAGAAAGAGAGTGATAACTCATACACATTTACAGATACGCCAGAGTGTGAACAGTTTGTAAATTCTGTAATCGGAAATAATCTAGCAGCACTTGCCCAGAAGAAGTACTCCATGCCAGATCCCTGTGGAACTTCTGAGATGGCAAAGATCAATACCCAACTTCAGAAGTTTTTTATCACACTGAAAGGAATCAAAAAGTATGGTAACTTATATGTTAATGGTATAGTTAATAAAACTAGTAATCTTGTAAGTCTTGTAAGAAGCACTTCCACTATTATTGCCTCAGTTCTGAAAGGACTAGTTCAAAGATTTAGAAACTATGTTCTATACAAGATAAGAAGAGGTATCATCGATGTTATTGATAAGTTATTTCCCAATTTGGCATCACAATTAAAAAATACTGTAATTCAAAAAATAGTAGACTCTATTCTTTGTAAGTTTAAAGACATCATCAAAGGTTTAAAAGATCTTGTTATTGATTTCTTGTTTGAACTTATTGGTAAGATCGCAAATGCTCCTTTCTGTGTGGCAGAGCAGTTTACAAATGCTCTGGTAAACAACCTTGGTGCAAGTATTGATGAAGCAATCGGTCCAGTTTTAGATGAAATCAGTGATGTTCTTGGTGGAGCAACAAAGTTTGCCGGTCAGATATTTGAGGCACTAGACTTTATTATAGGATTTGAATCTTTCTTATGTGCCAAACCAAATTGTCCAGAGATTAAGGAATATGCCGCTGGTCCTTGGGGTGGACCATCACCAACAAATCCAAATGCCTTTGAGAAATTCTTAGCATCACCAGATTTAGATGCTGGAGAAGCGACACAGTTTATTAATGATACCCTCAATAACACACTTGGACTAGGATTCCTTGATAAAGGTGTTGGTGGAGAAAGTATTGGAGCAGCACCTGGAAGTGTTACTGATTGTAGTACTGCTCCATTTAGATGTGGTCCGCCAACTGTCGAATTCTTTGGTGGTGGTGGACTTGGTGCTGTTGGATCGGCAGTTGTTGATACTGCTGGACAGATTTTAGGTGTAGATCTAGTGTTTGGTGGATCAAACTACACTAGACCTCCATTTGTAACCTTTATGGATTCTTGTGGAAGAGGAGAATATGCCAGTGGATATACTAAGATTAATGATAATGGTCAAATAACTGAAGTTGTAATGGTTAACAACGGATCTGGTTATATGAATACCGTTGATGGAACCACGGAGTTTGATGATGATCCAGCAGACACAACTGTTCCATTCCCAGTTGAGCAAAAGGTCACGGATTATGTTGTTTGTCTGAAAGAGATACAGGTTGTTTCCACTGGTATTGGATATCAACCCACCGATGAAATTACGATTACACCAGATATACCAAATCTACAGGCAAGAGTTAAGATGACTCAAGACGGCCAGATCATCGCAATTGATGTTTTGGAAGAAGTATGTAACTTAACGACGATCCCTGAGATCACAATAAATAGTCTCACTGGTGGTGGACTTGAAGTCAGACCGATTCTTACATTCACAAGAATAGAAGACTTTGATCGCTTGGCAGGTGCTCCAGCTCCACAAGATCTCGTTCGCGTTATTGATTGCGTTTCATAAAATATGGCAAATATACCAGAACATACAGTAACGAATAATCCACACGGTGCTATTATTTTTGGACCAACTGGCACTAAAAGTGATGGATCTGTATTAAATGTTGCCACAACGAAGGGTCACCACGAACATTATAATAATAATGGAAATAAAACAACTATAATTCCAAAGAAATCTGAGGAATATTGTGGTAGAGACTTCACCGAAGAAAGAAAAGATGGTGAAAATGAGAATATTGCCAAGGCAATTATCTGTGAAAATGGTGATATGCTTATAAATTGCCAACAAGGTAATCTAAAAATTATAGCAAAGAATATTTACTTCGAAGCAATCGGTGATGATAGCAATGGAAATTTTCTTGTAAATGCAAACGATCATATTAGTCTTGTTGCTGGAGAACAACTTAATATTGCTGGAGCAAAAGTTTGTATAACTAGTGCTGATTCTGTAAATATAACTGCTCCTGGTCTTTTAAATCTTAGTTGTGCTGATGTAAACAAAGTTTCTCCATTGAATCCGATTATTGAGGCTCTTCTACCTGGTCCAATAAAAGAATTAATTTCTGGTGTTACTCAATCTTGTAGGTAAATATGGCATTCGATCACTTATCTTCCTATTCACTTGACGTTCTATCACCAATTGCTGGTGGTGCTTTACAGTTTCCTAAAGGATTTTGGGAACCAGGAACTTTATCGGTCCATAAAGGACATTTTGGGCAGGGTTCAACAGTTGTACCTTTTCTTGCCGCACTTAATGTTGGACCATCAGTAACTTCACCTCTTTCAATCAATACAGTTGGACTCGAAGTTCTGACTGGTGTAAGAAATGTATTTGGTGCCGATATTAAAATTGGTTCAGACCTTAAATTTGGCGCACTGGACGTTTCTTATAGTGGTGTTAATTCTGAACTAAACTTGTTAAAGAGTTCAGTTGTTCCTTCTTGGAGTGCCACGGCACCAACTCTAACTGAAAATGCATTTACCATGGCATTTAATAGTCCAGCAGGTGCTCTAAATGGACTATTCTTATATAATGGATCAAATATTTGTGCTCCATGCCCATCTGATCAGAGAGCAAAAACAAACGTAGTTAACCTTGAAGGATCTTTAGATAAGGTATTAAGTCTTAGAGGTGTTTCTTTTAATTGGAACCCAGATGTGGTTCCAGCAAAAGCAAAAGCACAGGCATCTTCTGTTGGTTTAATTGCCCAGGAAGTCGAACAAGTTATACCAGAAGTTGTTGTAACAGAAAAGATCGAAGGTGAAGATCTAAAAACAGTTGAATATGGAAATCTTGTCTCTGTTCTAATCGAAGCAATTAAAGAACAACAACAGCAGATTGAAGAACTGAAAGAAAGAGTGGCATCCCTAGAAGGAAATAAATAAAGAAAATATAATTCTTGGGCATGGACATTGTCTTAAAAAATCAAGTTATTGAAATCCTGGAGAAAGAACAGGATCAACTTGATGGTGTTTATGAAAATCAAAGTAATGTGGGTGTTCCCACATCAATTTCAAATAAAAAAATAACCCAGAATGAATCTGGGCAATGGGAAGAGAACACAGAGGAATTCCCAGAACTTTACCCAGAGGATGCTGGCGATAAGATTGAAGCACAATATGAAAAAGATGTTATTGTTCTGCAGCAGTTTTGTGGAGAATATGACAACACAATTCTTTCATATGACTCTCAGATCAACGCATTAAAAACTCAGATCGTTCAATTATCAACAGAGGCAATTAATAGAAATTGTTGGCCAGGTATTGCCTATAGTACAACAACATCTGGTGGAACTACTAGAAATACTGGTATTAACTCATTAACTCAAAATTTTGGTGGAGATTTCTCTCTCAAGCAAGATATTGATAACATAAAAATCTTTCCAACCATGTGGGGTCCCAGTGTAAATTATGCAGCAACAAATCCATTTGATCCAGACAGCACTGTTGAATTAACAGCATCAAATATTGGTTATGGATATCAGAACGTAATTGCCAATGATGGTGGTTCAACCGTAGGAACCGCAAGAACAGTTTCTAGCACTTCCAGTGATCATAGTGGTCCAAGAAATGTTGCTGCTTTCCGTGCTTATGCTGGTGTTGGCGTTGCGCCTGATGCTACTCTCACTAATATCACTGGTGCTGCTGGTCAAAGTGTATGTGTTTCAATCGCATCTTCGATTGCTAGTTTAGAATCACAAATCGCATCATTGAGATCTCAGAGAGATGCTGCCGTAAGCAGAACTGATCTGAATTCCGTTAAAGGTGTGAAGAAGGAAAAGGAACTACAAAACTGGGGTGCCAAAAACACCCGGCAGAAGGTCACCGACAGAAAAACCAAAAATGCTGGAGCCCTTTCTGCGATCACCAACCTAACCACTTGACACCGTACCCAAGATCCCCTATAATATGTGGGTAATCAACGGAACCACCTAAT